ACAATAGAAGCAGCAATGGAAGCTTTGAATAAATACATCAATGACCCTTGGAATGAACAAAAGAAGTGGGAAAAAATCTTAAACTAAAAAACAAATAAAAATGGAACAAAAAAAATGGAGTGCAGGTGCTTGGAAAAAGCAGACCGCTAAAGGAGAAGTAATTAACTTTACAATCAATGATGTTAAGTATTCAATGTGGGTTAATGCTTACAAGACAGAGGACAAGCAACCAGATTACAAGATTTATGTAAACGATTTCAAACCAAAAGAAGATGCGGAAGGATTGCCGTTTTAATTATGCTAAATAGAAATAAAGATATATCAATAAGACAATTAAAGGAGTTATACTTTGCACAACGTAACACACATTTGCAGCTTCACGAAATGATGCAGCAACTTGGATTGTTAGGCATAGAAGATAACGAGCCTTTAGGGTTAGACATTGGCGCAAGAACGATTGTTAAATTGGTAGACGAAGAGTTTGAGTGCGATGTATTAATTAAGGATAGGAGTTTGAAAACAACGTTTGGTCGCAAGGCTGCGGCATACTTACTTAGAAGGTATACCAAATTAAGCCTTAAGGAGATAAGCCAATACACAGGAACAAGCGACCATACCACTGCTATCCATAACATAAAACAAGCGAATAACCTAATAGAAACTGAGGACTGGTTTAAAACTAAGCTAAAAAAACTTTGCTTAAAATTAGAATTTAAAGAAATTTAGTGTATATTCGCAGTATAAATAAAAGACACATTAGCGAAAGTCCAGCCGATAATGTGTTTAGTGGTTAAATAATAGCCCTCGATAGCTGGACTCTATTGGGGGCTTTTTTATTTTATGACATACGGAGAAAAACTAAAAAGTCCTAAATGGCAAAAGAAACGTCTTGAAATTTTAGAACGAGACGAGTTTACCTGTACAATGTGCGGTACAAAAGAAAAACAACTGCACGTGCATCACAAAGTTTATATCTTTGATAGAGACCCCTGGGATTACGAAGACCAATTTTACATTACATTTTGTGAAGATTGCCACTTCGAAGAGGAGTGCAACAAAAACTTTATTAAAAATATTATTAAGTATAATGTTTATAAAGGAGTTACATATACAGAATTAAGACCATTTTTTGAAAATGTTTTAAGCAAGTATGTTAAGGAAAAAGGTATGACATTTGATGAACTACAAAACTTTTGTAAAAATGGCAAAAAGATTTACTGATACGGAAAAATGGAAAAAGCCTTTTATTCGTAATTTATCAGCACCATATAAACTTTTATGGCTTTACATCTGTGATGACTGCGACCATTCTGGTATTTGGCAGGTAGATATTGATGTAGCTAAAATACGTATTGGAGAGGATATAAATGAGCAAGATGCTATTAAATTTTTTGACGATAAAATCATAAAAATTGATAATGGAAATAAGTGGTTTATACCTTCGTTTATAGATTTTCAATATCCAAGCGGACTTAATCCAGATAACAAAGCACACGGGGGAATTGTTAAAATGCTCATTAAATACAAATTAATAGATGACCAACTTAAGCCCCTTAGTAGCCCCTTGCAAGGGGACAAGGTTATGGTTATGGATAAGGTAATGGATAAGGTAATGGATAAGGATAAGGTTAAAGAAGAAATCGAGCTTCCTTTTGTTTCTGAGTTTTTTGCAGAAATATGGAACGCTTGGAAGGATTATAAGAAAAAAGAGTTTAAGTTTACATACAAAACAAATCAAAGTGAACTTGCTGCTCTTAACGAATTAATAAAATTATCAAAAGGACAAGAAGACCAAGCCATAAAAATACTTAATCAGTCAATGGCAAATGGTTGGAAAGGTCTATTTAACTTAAAAGAAGATGCAAAAGGAACTACAAATAATCACAGAAAATTGTCAAAAGGAGAACTTGACACACTTGCCCACTACAACTATATGCACTCTACTACCTACGGAGAAAGAGATTATGACCGCATTCTCGGGCGAGAGGGTTCGCAACCTGAATTCTACAATATTTAAACAGAACCTTGTTTACATTATGCAGCTAATAGGTATTAACAATCCTGGAGATGTTAAGTTAGCAATTTTAGAGGATTGGATAAGAACTGAGTATGGTGGCTTTACAATAAACGAAGTTAAAGTAGCGTTTAAGCAAATGGTAGCTAATGACTTTATAGATCACTACCAGAACTTTAGCCCTGCATACTTTAGTCAGGTTATGGATAGGTACAAGAAAAAAGCAAACGAAGTAAGAAAAATGATGCCACAGGAACGAGTTGAAGCAATACCGCACTTAACTGATTTAGAGATAATTGACTACTCTTACCAAGAATATAAGCTTTTAGAGAATAGAACATTTGATAGGTTATTTAACCCATTATCCGTATTTACAAAGCTTAATAGCACGGGTATCAAGAAGTGGACAAAAGATGATGGTGCGGTTGCTAAAAAGAAACTAATGGAGATTATTACATACAAAGCTAATAAAATGGACATCATAAGCGCAAAGCAATACCGAGACGAATGGACTGATAGTTGGCTTAAGAACCAAGCAAGAGCCGTAGCCGTAGCTTTATTTTTTGAAGAACAAATAAAATTTGGTAAAGTTTCATTTTCTTAATATAGTTTTGTAATATGACCGCAAACGAATTAACCAAAGAAGCTATCAAGACCTTAAATAAAAACGGGTCTTTTGTCTGGCGAAACAATAACCTTGCGGTTAGGGGTCGAATCTTTATAGGTTTAAAAGGAGTTCCAGATGTAGTAGGCTTCCACACACAAACAGGAGTTGCGGTTTACTGCGAGACCAAAGCAATAGGTGATAAGTTAAGCAGCTACCAAATAGCATTTTTAAACTTAGCAAAAACGGCAAATTGTTTTTGTTACATAGCAACCGAAGATAACGGCAAACTAACCCTAAAAGAATATGAACAAGAATAGTATCATATTAGAACTTTGGGAGAGCCGAGAACTAAAGGAAGCAATAGACAAAATGCAGCCTGAAGATTTAAGAGACGATTTAAGAAGCGAAATATTTAAGGTGCTATGCGAAATGGACGAAGAACGATTAATTGATATGCGCACCCGTAACGTATTAAAGTTCTACTTAGTTAGAACTATGATTAATATGATGCAAAGTAATACAAGCCAATTTTATAGGACATACAGAAAACCTTTAGAGGTTGAATTAATAGTACACGACAGAGACGAAGATTTACTTAACAAAGTAGAAAACGAACTATCCAAGATGCACTGGTACAAAGCAGAACTATTAAGAGTGTATGCTATTAACCATAACTGCAACGCTAAAGAACTTAGCAGAGTTACAGGCATACCTTATATGTCAGTACACAGGGAACTTAAATTAACTAAACGAGAACTAAAAAAACAATTACGCAAATGATAATTATCGCAGCAGTATGCTTTGCAATATTCTTTGTAGAGATACATCAGTTTCACAGAAAATGGTATTTAGATTACAAGCCTTTTAGTTGCACGAGTTGTTTAGCAGCTTGGGTAGGATTAGTTTTATATTTACTACCTGCAATATGTACCGATGTTATTGCGTTTGTATTTATACCAGGAGTATTAGCACCTTTACTTTCAAAACTAATGTGGAACTTATGGAAATAGAACACCGCAATTATTTAGATCATTACAGAAGTAACTACGAAATGGTGCAGAACGGCTATGTGCGTAATATAGATTTAGACATCTTAAAAATGTACGAGCATATTTATCGCAAGTATATGAGTCCAGATTTTATATTGACAGTATGGTGCAGCCATTGTATATTTGATATGATTAAAAGGCTTTACGAATGGTACGATTTACAACCACAACCAAAAAAACGCAATGCAAAGGGTAATTAATTTTAGCGGTGGCAAAACTTCTGCTTATATGACTATCCAGGAATATAAGCCAGGAGACATAGTATTGTTTTGCGATACTATGAGAGAACACCCTAAGACCTATAAATTTATTAATGACTTTGAAGCATTTGAAAATATACCTGTAACAAGAATAAGTTACGAAGGTGGCTTTGCCGGTATGTTAAAAAAGAACAAAGCTTTACCTAATCAGTTCAAAAGGTTCTGCACAATAGAACTAAAGATTAAAACGGCTAAAAGATATTTAAGAAGCATAGGGGTAAGAGAATTCGAAAACCTGGTGGGCTTTAGATATGACGAACCAATGCGAGTAAGCAGACGTACCCAAAGATTTAAGAAGGTACACGATAAGTTCCCTTTGTTTGAAAGCAAAGTTACTAAGCAAATAGTAAATGAGTATTGGAGCAAAAAGCCTTACAATTTAGAAATACCTTCTATATTAGGTAATTGCACTTTGTGTTTTATGAAAGGTAAAAACGCTATCTTAGCAATATTAAGGGAGTTCCCAGAACTTGCAGACGAATGGATAGAAGATGAGAAAAGAAGCAAGTACACTTATCTTAACGGAGTAACAATAGAAACGCTTAAAAATATATCACAGAATAACTTGTTTAAGGAATTTGATTTAGAAAACATAAACCCTGCGTATGACTGCGCTTGTACTACTTAACTATGGCAAACTTTATACACCCCACCGCTATCATTGGCGATAACGTAATTATTGGAGACGGAAACTACATTGGTGCTTATTGTATTATCGGAGACCCTGCCGAACATAAGAAGTTCTGGAATAAAGAAAAAGGCAAAGTATACATAGGCGATAACAATGTTATTACAGGACTTGTAACAATAGACGCAGGTACTGAGATTGATACCTTTATAGGAAATAATTGTTTTATAATGAAACACGCACACATCGGACACGATTGCACAATCTTAGACAATGTAACAATTAGCTGCGGAGCAAAAATAGGTGGGCATTCTATTGTAGATCAAGGTGCTAATATAGGACTTAACGCAGTTTTACACCAGTTTGCAAACATCGGAGAGAATTGTATGATTGGCGCAAGTGCCTTTGTAAAGGGAGATGCAAAACCAAATACTAAATATGCAGGAGTACCGGCAAGGGAAATAGGCTCAAACATAAGATAATGAAAGTAGCTATTTTATTACTTGCACAAAACAGACACGACTTAACTCAGCGTGTAATTAAGCAAAACTTTTTTAACTCTGGTTACAATGCCGATTGCTTCTTAATAGATAACGGCAGCGACACACACGAAAACTTTAACTACCCTTTTGCCGGTTATGACTTATCAAAAGAAAAGAGGGGCATAGCAGCCGGAGTAAACGCAGGTTTACTTAGGACTCAGAACTATGATGCGGTTTGTTTATTAGCTAATGATATTTTACTACCGCAAGATTGGTTAGCTAAGTTTGTTTTGTTTGCACAACGAATAGAAAAGACAGGCATAATAGGAATACATTGCGTAGAAGATTTGCCGCCATTAATAGACGGGGTACATAAAACGCATACACCCTTTGGCGATAACTTTATCACTCGTGAACTTATAGATGCAGTTGGCGGTTACAATACTGAGTATGACCCTTACGGAATGCAAGACAGAGATTACGGAGAACGAGCAACTATATCAGGCTTTACTAATTACTACCTTCCGGATATGAGGTCAGAACACATAGGACACGATGTAGGCAATGGAACAGATTACAGACGAATGAAAGACGAAAGTTTAGGACGAGCGCAAAGTGTATGGGAAAAATACCAAGACATTTACCACAACCAAAAGAACATAAGATGCGAATACTTTGTATAACTTCTGCCAACTCAGGTGTAGGACTGCACCGAATAATGATGCCGATAGTACACTTAGAAAAGGAGTACGCACTTATAACCGATGTATTAAATGACGAACTACTTGAGCAGGGTTGGGACATTGTGTTAATGAATAGAATGCTTAACGAGATTGATGCAAAGCAAATGGACACCTGGCGCACTAAGTACGGCTTTAAATTAGTAGTCGATAACGATGACCATTGGGAACTTAGCGAAAGCCATCTTCTATATTACCGATACAAATACAATAACATAGGTAAACAGATTACCGACTACTTAAAGATAGCTGACCTTTGTACCTGCACACACGAAAGGTTAGCAGCAGAGATAAGCCCTTACAATAAGAACGTTCACATATTACCAAACGCTTTACCTTATGGGCAAGAGCAGTTTCAGGATAACAAGACCGAAGATTACAAAGTAAGGTTGTTTTGGAGTGGAAGCGGAACGCACGAAAGGGATATTGAAATACTTAGGCAGCCATTTAAAAGGTTACAAGGTATGAATATAAGAACTGTAATAGCAGGGTACAACGATGCGGAGAAACCTATCTGGGATAAAATGATTGATGCCTTTACTTGCGGTTTAAAGCTAAACCCTACGATCTATAACTATGCAAGGGTAACGGAATATATGGGAGCATATACGGACTCAGACATTTCAGTTATTCCTTTAGTAGATAACAAGTTCAACGCTATGAAGTCAAATTTAAAGGTATTAGAAACGGCTTCTAAAAAGAACCCTGCCATTGTAAGCTATGTCAATCCTTACTTAGATATGCCAGTACACTATGTAAGAAGCCAAAAGGATTGGAACATACATATACGAAATTTAGTTAACGATGCGGATATGCGAAAGGAAAGCGGACAGAAGTTATTTGAGTTCTGCCAAAAGAAGTATAACTTTGAAGAGATAAATTTAGACCGAAAGTATATTTATAGTAAACTATGCCAGTAATTAAATGCTCAAACGGAAAATATAGAATAGCAAACGGCGGTTGCGTATTTGAAACCGAAGAAAAAGCTATGAAGGTTTGGAAAGCTATCCTTGCAGGTGGCAAGTTTGCAGATAGCTACACGGACTACCCAGAAGGTGCAACTAACAATGCAAAGAGGGCAATAGAATGGGCAGATAAAAATGGTTGGGGTTCGTGCGGAGAAGCAACAGGCAAGGCAAGGGCAAGACAGTTGGCAAATCGTGAGCCTATTAGTAGAGATACTATTGCTCGTATGGCTTCCTTTAAAAGACATCAGCAACACAAAGATGTACCTTATAGCGAAGGTTGTGGCGGTTTAATGTGGGACGCTTGGGGTGGCACTTCTGGTGTTGAATGGGCGATTAATAAATTACAAGAGATTGACAAAGATAAGTTTGAGGTTGGAGTTCCGCATTATTTAGCAGATGGCACTTTATACACCGGACCAACTCATAAAGACGCAAGTGGCAAACTAATGACAGGTGCGGTACATACAGAAGATAGCCAGTACTTATATCATAAAGAAGATTTAGCTGAGGTTGGCGAAAGGGGTGGCATCAAAGGGAGTCCCAAAGCTCCAAAGTCAGATACTAAAAACCCTAATCCAAAAGGAGAAGGAACTGCAAAAGGAGATGCTTCTGGTAAAGGTGGGGCAAAGGTAACCGCAGAACAAGAAAAAACTTTACAAAATAAAGTAGATGATTTCAACAAAAAAGAAAGCAATACTAAAAACGGAAGAGCAGGACTTGGAGCATTGAAGTCTGTATTTCAAAGAGGACTTGGAGCATATAACACATCAAGAAGTCCTGTTGTAAAGTCAGCCGAGCAATGGGCGTATGCGAGGGTAAATGCTTTTTTATATTTGTTAAAAAATGGTAGACCTGAAAACTCAAAATATACAACCGATTATGACTTGTTGCCAAAGGGACACCCAAAGGCTGATAAATAATTTGCATAGTTAAATTTTTTAATTATTAATCAACGGAAAATTTAATGGGGAAGCTATGCAGAAACACACACAAATATATTTGCAGGGAATGGGGTATAAAAAAACCGACTTCATTCCTTGCGAAGTGTGTGGCTCACAAGCGGTAGACGTACATCATATTGAGGCGAGGGGTATGGGTGGAAGTAATGACAAGGACACAATAGAAAACCTTATGGGTTTGTGTAGAAAGTGCCACATAGAGTACGGAGACAAGAAACAATATAAAGAGTTTTTAAAAGATATACACGCAAAGAATTATGGCAAAGATTAAAGAGAACAATAACAAAGTTAGCTTTGGCAAACGCAAAAGAGGCTCTGCAAAGAAGTCTTTTAACAAGCACACACCCAGAGAAAAAGCATACAAAGGTCAAGGCAGATGAGAAAGTTAAACGCTATATGGCTTCTCTTAACCCACAAAGTTTACTTCCTTGCCGTATGTAAGACAGGTAAAGACGGCGACGATATGACCACAATAGGACACTACACCTACTCAATGGCAGAAACTTTAATCAATAAGCACATAGCAGATGTAGATACTTACCTCGACCAAGAAGACGCAATAGACGAAGCAAACGACATAATTAACGGAATACTATGATACAAAACGTAGCAATTAACACAGTAAAAGCAAACCCGAACAACCCCAGAATAATTAAAGACGATAAGTTTGCAAAGCTTGTTAAGTCAATTAACGAGTTCCCTCAGATGCTAAAACTTAGACCTATTGTTGTAAATGACGATATGGTAGTTCTTGGTGGCAATATGAGATTAAAGGCTTGTAAGGAAGCAGGACTTAAAGAGATACCAATCATTAAAGCAAGTGAATTAACCGAGCAGCAACAAAAAGAGTTTATAGTTAAAGACAATGTAGGCTATGGCGAATGGGATTGGAGCGACTTAGCTAATAATTGGGATGCAGACGAGCTACAAGATTGGGGGTTAGACATACCCGGCTTTGATGCAGAAGTTATAGAAGCTGAGGAAGATGACTTTGCAGTTCCAGACGGGGGCATTGAAACCGATATAGTATTAGGAGATTTATTCGAGATAGGAGAACACCGATTACTTTGTGGCGATAGTACGGATGTAGATATGGTATTAAAATTAATTTCAGATAAAAAACAATTTTCAATTTATACCGACCCTCCTTATGGTATTAATGAAAAAGGAGACAGAAGTCAAAGAGGTGGTCTAACACAAGGCAATAACCTTCCAGATTTTAAAGACGATACAATACAATACGCAATAGATGCTTACAACATAACAAGAGAATTCAATCCATTAAAAGAAGTTTGGTGGGGTGCTAATTATTACTGCCACGCATTGCCACAGACAAATAATTGGTTAGTGTGGGATAAAAGAGTTGAAGAAAAGCAGAGAGATACCCAAAGCGATTGTGAGTTAGCTTGGGTTAAAGATGGACACTCTTCTATTAGAATATTTAGGCACTTATGGAAAGGAATGATTAAGGCATCCGAACACGGACAAAAAAGAGTACACCCAACACAAAAACCAGTAGAGTTAGCATCTTATTGTTTTAATGAATACGAAATGGGAAACACAATTTTAGATTTATTTGGTGGTAGCGGAGCAACTATGGTAGCATCACATCAAACAAAAAGAAACTGTTTAATGATGGAGTTTGAGCCACATTATTGTCAAGTGATAGTAGATAGAATGCGTAAACTTGACCCGACATTAGTTATTAAAAAGAACGGGTTACCTTTGTAAAATAGTGAGATAATAGAGAAGATATGGCTAACGAACAAAATTTGAAACCATTTAAGAAAGGCGAGGTTGCTAATCCAAACGGCAGACCTCGTAAGTATGTGAGCCTACTCAAAGAGCAAGGATATAAACTTGCTGAGATAAACGATACCATACAAGCTATGATGTCTATGGACTTAGACGAACTTAAAACAGTATGGGATAACCCGAAGGCAACGATACTTGAAAAGACGATTGCCGCAGCTATGCGTAAGAGTTTAGAAAAAGGAAGCCTTTATAGTTTAGAAACTTTGCTTACCCGTGTTTATGGTAAGCCTAAAGAACAAATGGACATTCAAACAGATAATAGAATTGAGATAGTATTTGTAGACGGCAAGACAATTCTTTAATGCGGATAGAACTACCCAACGGACATATAAACCAAAAGAAGATACTTGACTGCGAAGCCAGGTACATTGTTGTTATGTGCGGTAGAAGGTTCGGAAAATCGGAGTTAAGCCAGATCAAATGTATTACAACCGCAATCAAAGGCGGTCAAGTTGCTTACATAACCCCTACCTATAAACTCGCTAAGGTATTCTTTGAGAAGCTTTGTAATAGCCTTCCGTTTCCTAATAACAAATCGGACTTAAATATTAGCTTCCCTAATGGTGGCAAGGTTGAGTTCTTTACAGGTGAACGCTTAGATAACCTGAGAGGGCGCAAGTTTAACTTGGTAATAGTAGATGAAGCTTCGTTTATTCCTAACCTGGAAGACGGGTGGCTAAATTCAATTAGACCTACCCTAACTGACTTTAAGGGTAAGGCAATCTTCTTAAGTACACCAAGAGGCAAGAACTACTTTTATAGCTTATATAGCAAGGCAGAACCCGATTGGCAAAGCTTTAAGTTTACTACATACGATAACCCGTACATAGACCCTAACGAAATAGACGATGCCAGAAAGCAACTGCCAGAGGTTGTATTCGAGCAGGAGTATATGGCAAACCCGGCTGAGAACGCAGCCAATCCTTTCGGTACTCAGTTTATCCGTAATTGTATACACCCGGTAACAACTATGCCGATTGTAGCTTTTGGTATTGACCTTGCCAAGTCGGTCGATTGGACAGTTATCGTAGGTTTAGACGAAAACGGGAATGTGGCTTATTTTGACCGATTTCAAATGGATTGGCATAACACTAAGCAAAACATCATTAGGCTGCCTAAATGCCCTATCCTTGTCGATTCTACGGGTGTTGGCGACCCTATTCTTGAGGACTTACAAAGGGAAGGAGTAATGATACAAGGCTTAAAGTTTACAAGTTCAAGTAAACAACAACTAATGGAAGGTTTACAGGCTGCAATACATCAAGGTAAGATTGGCTATCCAGACGGGATAATAAGCCAAGAACTTGAAATCTTTGAATACCAATACACCGCAACGGGGGTTAAGTACTCCGCACCTTCAGGCTACCACGATGATGCCGTTATGGCTTTGGCTTTAGCTTGGCAGAACTTCAGCCTTAAGCGTGGCACGGGAAGGTATGCTTTCCTATAATTGCAACAAGGTTACAAAAATAAATTTGGGGGATTGTGTAAAACTTGTATATTTGATTATTATTTAATCAAAACACAAACACAATGAAAAAAGAAACCGCACAACTTTTAGCCGTATTTTTAGTAGCTTGTTACCTTATTGGACAACTTCAAGACATCTACTCGAAATGATTTACGCTATCTGCTTCCTGCTAATTGCAACAGGCTTTGTAATGGCAGCCTTAACCGATTACACACTAAAACAAAACAATGACACAATCAAGCAAAGAATACATAGACAAATATTACGCAAGTGAGCCTATTAGCATTATGATGTGCAATATAGATGCTACCTACTTAGAGATACTAACCTACTGCCAGAGCAAAGGGTACGAACCGGCTAAACGAAGATTAAGACGTGAGCCAAGCAGTTTTAAGATAGGATACTTTGATATTGATAACTACAAACCCGAAACAATATAATTAGAACTATAATTCTAATTCTTATAAAAAAAGCTATTTAAAAACAATTATTTAATTAAATTAGAAACATATTTCCAAAAACAAATAACCTATGAAAAAAATAAAAATA